GGACAAAATGGTGTATTGACACAGGGTTGGATGTGAAGCAATGCCAGCGTGATTTGGACAAAATCGGAGAGTTTAGACAAGATGCACTCCTGAATTTCGGGAGTCATGTAGGGTATGACTTGAATAAAATTAAATACTTACAACTGGGGGATATAGACACACTCTCCCGAAAAACGGGAGTTGAGGCAGTTATCGAAAACAATAAGTTCATTATAGATGACCACGAAATAGACTTTACCCCTGACGAGGTCAAGCTTATTATCGAGGCCAGAGACGAGAAACTTCGCAGGGCTGAAGAAAAAGCAGAGGAAGAAAAGAAATCACTGGAAAAAGAACATCAGGAAGCCCTCAGAAAGTTAAAGAAGACCATTCGGGTGCTGGAGAAATTTAAAAAAGCCGCCGACGATGAGGGCATATCACCGGAGGAAAAGGCCTTTCTGGAACAGATGGATGCAATTAAGATGCGCTTTACTGAGGCGGTACAGGAATTTTATAAGATGGCGCTTGATACGGAAGATATGACCGACCCAATGAAAGCGGCGTGCAAAGCAACGCTTGAATATATGCACCTGCTGCTTGATGGAGAGGGGTAACAGGGAGGTGAAGAAATTATCAACAAACATATGAGGATTTGAAAGGTCGAAACCCGGCGGGACGGATAAAACCGCCTGCACGGGTCTTGCGGTTTATGCCCCAGCTGACGAGACCGTAGGAGGATAAAACCGTTCAAAGTTCAAGGTTTAAGGTTCAACGTTGAACATAGAACATAGAACATAGAACGATATAAAAAGGGAGGACGAATGGCGTACTTTAACGATATAGGAGATAAATTAATATATCTGAAGGAATATTGTGAAAACTGCGGGCATTTTGGCAACAAAGGTTTTGACAGGGGTTGCCCTGTGCTGGATGTGCACGCCGTTTTTGCTATGGACAGATTTTACATAGCGCAGCTCAATACTTTGCTTGACCGGCTGATCCCGAGAAATGCCCGCCACGAGAACGAGCGCTGCACCATGTTTGCGGCAAAGGAGGATAGCCTGTGATATGCCCGAAATGTAACTCGGCAGAAATGCAACCCGACCATGACCGGATACGCGGTATTGAGATATATTTCTGCTGGAAATGCGGAGAAAGGATATATCCCGCATACCCGAGGCGAGAACCAAATGACGAAGATCAGGTAAGATCGGCACATGCCTGCCCGATGCACAAGGGGAAAAAAACGAACGGGAACAAACATCGCGCACTTGTTCCCGGCATATGCAAAAGATGCGGTGATCCGTTCGAAGGCGGTCCGAACAGAAAGTATTGTGAAGATTGCATAGATGTTGCGAAGCGCGAGTATAACGAGGTGTATTACAAAAACCGGAGAGCAGCGTGACAGATCAAAACATCACTACATCTGGGATTGCCTGTTGGAACTGTGATGGAATAATGAAGAGATATGGACAGGACAGCTTCTACTGGTATTACAATTGCCCGCTCTGCGGCATGATAACGGTAGAGTTAAAGGACGATTATCCTGGGAAAACAAAGGTGAGAGATGCCGGATAGAACCCTTGACTGGGTAAGGGACGTAGAGATTGAGGATTTACTCGACAAGGATGTGAAGCTTGTCTACGACCACTGCGGCCTTGATATCCTGATTAAATTATGGGAGGAATTCCCGTCCATGCCCATCTACATGTCAACCTCGCCTCTCAACCAGATTAAAGAACGGTACATCAAAAAGTATTGCAACGGGCACAACATCAAGGAGCTTTGCCGGCTCCTCGACGTGTCTGAACGATTTGTCTACAAAGTATTAGAGAAAAAGGGCGTCATTCACAAAGGCCAGGAAGGTCTTTTCCCCGCCGGCGTTTCAGACTAATAATTCCTGAACAGTTCAATAGAACCAATATATTAATAAGGTATACAATCCCCACAATGGCACACCCACACTACATGATGGTTTATGGCCGTGAAAGAGAACTTTGAACCGACATTAAAGTTTATTCTTAACGCAGAAGGCGGATACACCGTTGATCATGCAGGCCCCACACAAATGGGTCTCACGCTCAGGCTGATGAAGGCGCTGCGGCTCGATCTTGATCACGACGGAGACGTGGACGGGGCAGACGTAAGACTTGTTACTGTCGATGTAGTCCGTCAGGCATTCAAAAAGGAGTTCTGGGACCGTGTCGGTGCGGATAAACTTCCTGCCGGCATAGATCTCCAGGCCGCAGATTTTGCATACAACGCCGGGCCTATGGCGGCAAGCCAGATGCTGTATAACCCGCTTGACCCGATACTGATCCGCGAGCGGAGAATAGCGTTTTATGAGAGTCTTTGCAAACGAAACCCTGCCAAGTATGCAAAATACCGCCACGGTTGGATAAACAGGGCAATGGGCGCATACGAAGCGGCAATGCGATTGTAACGATATAAAACCGTTCAAAGTTCAAGGTTCAAGGTTCAACGTTGAACATAGAACATAGAACATAGAACATAGAAGGAGGGGGAGCGATGATATTCAATCAATCACTGAAAGAGTTTTTCAGGTCTAAAACCAACTGGACAGCAATTGTAATGGTTGTTTCCGCTGTGGCCGGGTATATCTCCAAAGAATATACCATAGCAGGCGCGCTTACCCAGGCGCTGACCGGAGCGGGCATGCTTTTCATACGTGACGCGATAACAAAGGCTTGAGCAATATGGGATATTTGCAGATAGCCCGCATTCTTTGCCCTTACCTGATCGGCGCCGTAATCGCCGGAGGATGCGCATGGAAAATACAGGGCATCCGCATGGATGCATTAAAGAACCGCCTTGCCGTGCAAAAAGCAGAAATATTGTCCTGCCAGGATGCGAATAAAGTATGTGGAGAAACAATAATAAAATTAAAAGCAGATATTCAAAAAGCGACAGCAAACTGCGAAAAACGGATTTCTGTCAGGAATGAGCTTATGGATCGCATCAGGGAAATAGACGAACTGAAGCCGAATATGCCAGATACAACCCCCCGGCCAAATCTTCCGGGGGCAGGCAAAGAGGGGAAATATGTGGAAAATGGTCTTACCGGCGGCACTGATCCTATTCTCTATGAACTTAACAGGGTGTGGGTCGGTCCGGCAAATAAGTAGTATTGAATATGTAGAAAAACAGTTACCGCCTACGCCAGTAGAGCCATGCTATTACCGTGTGACATGGGATAAATGCAGCGATAAATACTGTCTGAATAGCGAGGGTGCAAAAGCTCTGCTTAAAAATATTGAACTTATGAAGGGATATGCGAGCGAACTTAAAATTATATTAGATGGGGCGCACTGATGTACGGGTGGCAAATCATTGCGATATGCGCAACTCTCGTTACAGCGTGCAACGTAATTGTGATGGCGTACGTAAAGTACATTATAACCCGATCGCTCAGCCAGATTGACGAGAAACACGCCGAAAACAACAGAAAAGTTGAGGCAGTGGAGCGACAATTATACGAAATAAAAGCTGATCTGCCTATCTGCTATGTGCGTCGTGAAGATTTTATCCGCAATGAGGTCGCGATTAACGCCAAACTCGACCGTATTTATGATCGGGTTGAGAAGCAAACTAAAAAGGGGGAATGATGGATATCGAAAAAGCCCGAAGAGAAGAATTGCGATGGCTGATACTGCGCGCACTCTATGCAGCCCAGCCTGTCGGGACATCCGAAGCGATTATTAAAAATGTAATTGAGCCTGTAATTCTTGATGTGACCATTATGGATATACGTCGGGAACTGGATTATTTAAACGAGCGCGAGCTCGCAACAGTCACAAAACGCGATACCCCCATATGGTTTGCAAAGATTAATAACCACGGCATAGATATTATTGAGTACACAGTTGATTGTCATCCAGGCATAGCCCGTCCAAAGAAATACTGGTGAGCAGATGCCACAGAGATCAAAGATATTAACGCTGCCTGATAACGTTAAAGCCGATCTAAATAACAGGCTGATTTCCGGGGGGTTTGCCGGATATGAAGCCTTATCTGAATGGCTTATCAGCGAGGGCTATGAAATATCCAAGTCGGCTCTGCACCGTTACGGTACGGAGTTTGAACAACGGCTGGGCGCCATAAGGGTTGCAACAGAGCAAGCGCGGGCGGTTGTAGACGCTGCAGGCGATGATGCCGGAGTAAAGAGCGATGCGCTGATGGCGCTCGTGCAGGAGAAGGCATTCCAGGCGCTGGTCAGGATGGAGGAGCCGGGCGACATGTCTCTGGCATCGCTCGGACGCATGGTAGCAGATTTGAGCCGCGCGAGCATTGCACAAAAGCGATGGATGGCTGAAATAAAACAAAAAACCGCAGCAGCAGCCGAAAATGTAGAGAAAAATCTTGCCGGGGCCATAGATGAAGAAACTTTAAGAAGGGTGAGAGAGGAGATATATGGCATTGCAGGGTAATCATTGGCAAGATTTAAACAAAATTCAGCCTCAATCACGGAAGAGAGAAACATCCCCTGCTGTTGTGCTGTATGATTATCAGCAACAATGGGTAAAAGATCAGGCTAAGTTCAAGGCCGGCATGATGTCCAGACAGTGCGGGAAAACGTTCACGGCAACGTTTGAAATTGTGAATGACTGTTTGGGAAAAGAATCCCGGCGGCAGAAATCCCGCTGGGTAATCCTGTCGCGTGGAGAAAGGCAGGCCAGAGAAGCTATGGAAGAGGGAATAAAAAGACATTTGGCTGCTTTCAGAACAGGCTTTCGGGCGCTCGAATATGACTGGGAGCCGACTGTGCGGGCGTTGGAGGTAATATTGCCGGGGGGCTCCAGAATTACCGCTTTACCTTCCAACCCTGATACAGCAAGAGGTTTTTCAGCTAATGTTCTCCTTGATGAATTTGCCTTCCACGCCGATTCACGCAAAATATGGCAGGCGGTTTTCCCTATTGTCTCCAAACCGGGTTTAATGCTGAGAGTTATTTCAACACCAAACGGCAAAAGCAATAAGTTTTATGAGCTAATGACAGATCAGAGCGGCACATGGTCGAGACATACGACAGATATATATCAGGCAGTCGCCGATGGGCTTCCCAGAAATATTGAAGAATTACGGGCGGGAATCTCCGACCCCGACGCATGGGCGCAGGAGTATGAATGCAGATTCATCGATGAAGCAACGGCATATATTACCTACGAGATGATTACATCCTGTGAAGATGAAAGAGCCGGTATAGAGATACAGAATATTGCAGCCCTGCAGGGTGATCTCTATATGGGGGTGGACATTGGACGCAAGAAAGACCTTACCGTTATATGGATATGGGAAAAAGTTGGAGATGTTCTATGGACTCGCATGGTGCGAAGACTCTTTAGAGAGCCATTCAGAATCCAGAGGGAAATATTATTTACCTATCTGCCCTTTACGCGCCGGTGTTGCATAGATGCTACGGGCCTCGGAATGCAGCTTGCCGAGGAAGCGGTCGAAAAATACGGGAGCCGCGCAGAGGCAGTCATGTTTACAGCTTCGGCCAAAGAGGATATGGCTGTTACGATAAGGAGACACTTTGAGGACAGAACCATCAGAATACCGATAGACCGGGAGATCAGAGACGACCTCCATTCAATTAAGAAAATTACAACCGCCGCAGGGAATACCCGTTTTGATGCAGAGCGAACCGACGCAGGACATGCAGATCATTTCTGGGCAGCGGCGCTTGGAACACATGCAGCAACAAACCCGACAGGCGTTGTAACGTATGAAACCGTATCCAGGCGCCCTATGTTTGGCCGGGTGGATGACAATTACGATAGATTCAGCAATGATGACCGGGGCGATACGCACAGGTCGGGTTTAGCCGGTATGAGAGGTGGGTGGTAATGATAGTTGATCAATACGGCAGGGACTTGTCCTCGCAAAGCAGGGGAATAAAGGCAAACAAGCCGATTCTCAACGAAATTGCAATACAGACAGTGCGGGATCGTTACGGTTCGTATCCGTCACAGGGTCTTACGCCAGAGCGACTGGCGACTATATTCAAAGAAGCTGACCAGGGCGATGTGATGCGCCAGGCGGAACTTTTTGAAGAGATGGAAGAAAAAGACCTTCACCTGACCGGCATTTTGCAAACGAGAAAGATTGCGGTAACCGGCCTGGAATGGGAAATACTTCCTGCGTCAACCACGCCGGAGGATAAGAAGATCGCCGAAGCAGCAAAGGAGATGATCGAGTATATAGAAGACTTTGAAGACGCCCTGTTTAATCTGCTGGATGCAGTGGGTAAAGGTTTTTCTGTAGGCGAAATAATGTGGGATATTTCAGAAGGCCAGGTCTGGGTTAAAAACATAGAGTGGGTGCATCAGAAGCGATTTACTTTTAATTCCCCCGATGTGATACTCAAAACACCGCAACTTATCACCGATGCAAATCCTATCTGGGGAGAAGAATTACCCCCGAATAAATTTGTTGTGCATCGTCACAAGGCCCGCTCCGGGGCTGTCCCTCGCGGGGGGTTGCTGAGGCCGTGTGCATATATGTACCTATTTAAGAATTATGATATCAAAGACTGGTTGATATTTAATGAGTTGTTTTCCGTGCCTATGCGCATCGGCAAATATTCGTCCGCAGCAAACCCTGCCGATATTGAAACACTGAAACAGGCGGTCTTTAATCTCGGCGTTGACGCGGCGGCGGTGATTTCGGATTCCACGCTGATCGAACTCGTCGAAGCCAAAGCGTCAGGAAGTAATACAACACACAGGGACTTTGCAGACTTCTGTGATAGGGCAATGAGCAAGGCAATTTTGGGGCATACCGGATCAGCCGAGGGGACACCGGGCAAGCTTGGCAATGAAGACCAGGCAAAAAATATCCGGCAGGATCTTCTCGAATCGGATGCAAAGGCTCTTCAGAACACAATCAAACTCGGGCTTTTTGCTCCCTGGGTAGCGTTTAATTATGGCGAGGGGAAAGGCGTCCCCATATTTAAGTTCCACTTCGAGGGCAGTGAAGACCTGGAGAAGACAGCAAAGGTCTACGGGGTACTCGTAAAAGATGTGGGTTATACGCGGATAGGTGTAAAGCATATACAGGAGCGTTTTGGCATCCCTGAGCCGGAAAAAGGGGAAGAGACAATAAGCAAGCCTCTGATTGGTAGCGGGGATAACAGACAACAGGCTAATTCCATAATGTTCAACACCGATGGCATGGCTAATGCTCTTAATCGCCTCTTCCCGGATCAGGTGGCAGTCGATGCAATCGAACTACCACAACCCGGACAGTTAGACCCTGTTACATCCCATATAATCACCATGATAAACAAGGGCGACACCTATGATGACATCGTGGCTGCGATTATAACCGCTTATCCGTCCATTGATATGCGGACAGTTGAACAATTGATGCAGAAAGCCATCTATGTGAATGACCTCTGGGGCGGCGCCAATGCCCGGTAAGCAGGCCGTTGATCTCTCTTATGCCATCGGTCTTCCCCCTGAAAAGGCAATTGAGTATTTTTCATCTAAGGGATACAAAACTACATATGACTGGCAATCCCTATGGCAGGACTCCCAAACAAAAGCCTTTACAGTTGCAGGCGTCGCAAGGATGGACATATTGCAGGATATCAAGGGCATGATAGACAAGGCGATGGCCGAAGGAATGCCGTTGCAGGAATTTAAGGATAGTTTAATCCCACGTCTCCAGGCGAAGGGCTGGTTGTCCAATTCCCCCGAAAAAATGCCCTATCGTCTGGAGAATATGTATAGAACGAACATACAGACCGCATTCATGGCGGGCAGATACCGCGAGATGATGGAGAACGTCAAGGACCGTCCTTATTGGCAATATGTGGCGGTTATGGATTCCAGGACAAGACCGGCGCATTCGGCTTTAAACGGTAAGGTGTTCAGATATGATGATCCATTCTGGAAGGTGCATTATCCGCCGAACGGTTTTCAATGCAGGTGCCGCGTGCGCAGCCTCTCAGAGCAGGACGTTGAAGCAAGGAAGTTA